AAGGTGGCAACACAGAAAGCCTTATAATAACTTTGCCTGACAGTTCCACAAGAAAAGTTTACTATGATAACAGAGGGAATATATCCTGTATCGAAGAAGAAAACGGCAAAATAACTACTTATGAGTATGATAATCTTAATCGTGTGATTGCAAGCATTGACGGAGAAGGTAATAAAACAGGGTTTTACTATGATGATAGAGACTTATTGATATCTGTAAAGGATGCTTTAGGAAACACGTGTAGATATAACTATACAGAGAACGGGAAGCTGTCTTTATTTGAAGATTTTAGAGGCGGTATAACAAAGATAAACTATAATGAGTTAAATAATATAAATGACTTTACCCTGCCTGACGGTGAGAGCTTTAGGATGGAGTATGATCTTTGCCAAAATCTTATAAAGGAAGTATATCCTGACGGAGGAGAGGTAGAGTATACTTATAATGCAATAAATCTGGTAGAAAAAAAGACTTTGCAAAACAAGGGTGAGTATAAGTATCACTATGATGCAAACGGAAATCTGATAAAGATAATTGATCCTTTGGGAAATATGGAAGAGTATTCATATGATGAAAGAAACAGACTTATATCCTACAGGGACAAATCCGGTGTAATCAGAAAAGAAGAATGAGAAAAAACAGTGTAAGTGAATAAAGACGAATAACCCCGAAGAATGGCGAAGGAGCGTGCTTTGTGGAGAATGTGGATAATTATTTCTCATTCTTTATTTCAGAGGAAGTGGAGCAAAAAAGAGTGAAATGTGAATGTGGATAAGTGAACATGGAGAGATGTTTAACAGGCTTTAAAATGGCTTTAAATGGTCGTTTTAGGGCTTTTTTTAATATAAAAAAACTATATACATTGATAGCAATTAAATAGGAGATTGGGGAACAAATCGGTTCCCCAATCTAAAACTGTTCCCCAATCTGTTAAAGCCAGTATTTACAAGGTGTTGAAAAGTCTGCCATATAAGAATGTCAAAAAGTAGGAAAAGAAAAATAAGAAAAAATGACATATAAAATAGATATTTAGCAGTGGTTTTATACATTAAATGTATATATATGCATTTAAGTATTATTTATGAATGAAGCTATGATATCTTTCATTCTGTTCATCTGTAAGTATCACTTTTCCTATTATTCTAAAGGCATCTTGATAGTTTTTTAAAGGGTATTTTAAAGGTTTAAAGGCAAAGTTAAAAGAGGTTAAAATAACCGTTTTAGTGTTTAAGTCGTATTTGAATTTTTTACAGGTGGTTTCACCGTCAATATCAAAAACTCCTATATCACCATTATCAAGACTTTGAACTGATTTTATAAATATATTTTCACCGTCATGAATAACCGGCTCCATACTTTCTCCAGATGCGATAGTAGCAAAGTCAACACAATTTGCTGGAGCTTCAACTTGCTCCATATATTCTTCAACTAATGTTATAGGTATACCTGCTGCAACTTTTCCAAGTAATGGAACGCTTTTTTTAACAACATATTGTGTTGTAGGGTCCTCTAATGTCTTGGTTTTATGACTACTAGTAGAATCAGATTTAACGTGATTATCTAATGAGAAAGTGGCTATTTCAATAAATGAGTCTACTTTCATTTTATCTGTTTCTGATAATAAATTATATTTTTTATAAATATTTGTATTTAAGCTAGTATCAATGTTTTTTTGATTATTACCAGTTACAAGGTAATCTATTGTAGTATGTAGTAAATTTGCGACAGCTAAAACCTTATTTACAGAAGGGCTGCTAGTATCCCATCTTTGCATGGATCTTGTTCCTAGGTTTAGTTGTATTTCTATATCACGAAGTGTTAACCCTTGTTCGTGTGCTAAGGTTTTAATTCTATTAAGAAGAGACATAATTTTATCCTTTTCTGCGTAAATTTGCGTATTACATATTGACAATGCGTAAATATGCGTTATAATAGTCTTAGATTACATTTGTAATCTAAGAGAAGTATAACAGCTTTAAAAAGTAACTACAACAGAAAAAGGAGGTAGGAGAGTGGAACCTTATGGGAACTTGATTAAGAAAAAACTGATAGATATAAGAATGACACAAGAAGATCTTGCTAATCGTGTTGGATGTAGCAGAGGTTATCTGAATTGTATAATTAATGGCAAGAAAAATGGTTGGAGGGTTAGAGATAGGATAAATGAAGTATTAGATCTGAAACAAGGTGCTTAGATGATAGTGAATGAAGTTCTGGATATATACAATTGATATTGAAGAATTATATATAAAAAGAGCCCCCACAATGGAAAAAGGGACTCTGGTAAATGACATTTATAGGATAGCATAACAAGGATAAAAATACAAGGACTGGAGGAAACATGGAAGGCATTCTTGCAGGAATAAAGTTGACAGTGGCGGAGTATGCCAAACTGAGAGGATGCTCCGAAAGATATATAAGAAATTTATGTTTAAAAGGGAAGATTATTTGTGAATTAAATGCAGAAAAAAATAGAGGTGGAACATCAGGTATATCTTATCTAATCCCTTTGGCATCACTGCCGGATAAGGAAATTAAGAGGTATATAAGGATACATTCAAAAGAAGAACTGCTGGCAAAGGGGAAATCCATAGAGGAGCCTGAAGAGAATAAAATTATTGATCTAACATATGAAACGCTTTCAGCTGATCAGAGAGAGGAACTTTTATTAAAGAAGAGGATACTTGATAGTTGGCATAAATACAGGCTTGAGGAGAAGTTAAAGGGTGTATCACTTGCTGAAGCTGACAAGACTTATATAAGGATTATACATTTAGAGCATCCCGAGATGGCTTTTTCAAGGGCTACTCTTAATAAGTGGAATAAGGTGATGGCTGATAGTGGTGAGATGGCTCTTATAGATATGAGGGGTAGACATAATAATCATAAGACTATTATGACGGATGAGATATTTGATATCTTTCAGTTCTACTATCTTGATGAGAGCAGAAAATCTGTAAGCTATTGTGTGACTCTTACAAAGCTTGAGGCTAAGAAAAGAGGTATTGATGATAAGATTCCGGGTGAAAGGACATTTATCAATTGGATTTCAAAGATACCTGAACCGGTGCTTATATATTGCAGGTATGGAGCCAAGGCTCTTAAGGATAAGGCAATCCCTTACATACACCGTTTCTATGATGATATTAGGGCAAATGATATTTGGGTATCTGATAACCATACATTTGACATTATGATTACTGACGGTGAAAAGCCCATAAGAGTTTATCTGACGGCATTTATGGATATCAGGAGCAGAAAGATAGTAGGGCATTATGTAACGACTGCTCCGAGTGCCGATGCAACGCTTTATGCTTTACGGAAAGGTATTGAGAGATACGGGATACCTAAAGAGATACTTACTGATAACGGTAGGGAGTTCCTTACATTTGATATCGGTGGCAGAGGCTTTAGAAAGAAAGGTAGTGAGCAGGATCCGGAAACTATTATGGAAAGACTGGGGATTGAGTTTCATACTGCTATGGTTAAGAATGCAAGGGCAAAGATTATTGAGAGAACTTTTAGAACCGTTAAAGAAGAGTTTTCAAGGCTTTTCTTATCTTATACAGGTGGAAATGTGATTGAAAAACCTGAAAGGCTTAAGGAAGTAGTTAAAGATATCAGTAATCTTATGGAACTTGAAGAGTTTAGAGAAAAGGTAAATACCTATATTGAAAAGGTATATAACCTAAGGGAAAGCACCGGATATGGAATGAGGGGCAGAAGTCCCAATGAAGTATATAAGGCTACATTGGTTGAGGTAAGGAAAGCAAGTAAGGAAGTACTTGATATTATGCTTCTTAGGTCTACAAGGCTTCAAAAGGTTACAAGAGCAGGAGTTAAGTTGAAGTTCTATGAAAAGGAAGTTTTCTTTATCAGTGATGAGCTGATACTTAACCACCAAGGCGAACAGGTATTTGTAAGATACAATCCTGAAGACCTGTCTGAAGTAAGGGTATATGACTCTGAAGATAGGTACATCTTAACTGCTAAACAGGTAGAGGGTCTTTCATACTTTGCTACTAAGGAAAAGGTAAGTGAAGCTATGAAAGAGCAAAGAAGGCTTACAGGATTGGTTAAGGCGTACAAGAAAGATAAGAATCTCAAAGGTACTGATGCACTGGATCTGGTGCTTGAGGCTGCAAGTGAGGTACTTGATGAGAATGGAAAATTAAGTCCGGAGATTATAAAGGTATTAAGAAATCCGGATAAGGAGAGCTGTGAAAGTATAGCTACCGCAGTGGGAGCAGAAGAACTTGATTGGGGTAAGGCTAATGAGAAGATAAAAAAGTTGGAAAGGAAGTAAAGGTAAATGACAGAAGATACTAAAGTAGTTAATGGAATGAGTGAAGAGAATGCGATAGAGGCATTGAAGAGGTACAGAGATGAAACAGGTAAAAGTCAAAGTACTATAGCAAAGGAGCTGGGACTTAGTTCAGGAGCTGTATCAAGTTTCCTTAGTGGAAACTACAAGACACCACACACAATCATTCCAAAGATTGAGGCTTTGCTTTCAATTTGTGAGACTAAGGTACTTGCCCCTAAAGCACCGGAGTTTGCTATGACAGGGATAAGTAAGAAGGTGATGGATGCAATAGAGTATTGCCACCTTCAAGGTAAGATTGGAGTTATCTATGGTGATGCCGGTATAGGTAAGACTATGGCTATAAGGGAGTATGTAAAGAATAACCCTATGTCTATATTTATTACTATATCACCTGCATTTGCGACTATGAGCGGTGTGAATGACTTGCTTAGTGAAGCGGTTGGAGTAAGGGAGAGAAATTCAAGAAGAATATATATTGAGCTTGTAAATAGGCTTAAAGGCAGTGGTAGAGTAATCATTATTGATGAAGCACAGCATTTAACAAAAAAGACATTAGAGCATCTTAGAAGTATATCTGATGAGAGTGGTGTCGGCATTTGTCTTGTTGGTAATGAGGAAGTATATACAAGGCTTAAGGGTAGCGGTAAAGCTGACTTTGCACAGATTTTTTCAAGAATTGCAAGAAGAGAGCCTTTATTTCTAAACAGTATTAAGAGGGATGATATTGAAAAGATTTTCTTTGAATCACATCTTGATAATGAGGGAATAGATTTTCTTTATAAGATAGCCGGGACAAGATATGGAATAAGAGGTGCTGTAAATGTGTATGTTGCTACTGTAGCACTGTTTGATCATATAAGTGCTAAAGAGATTATGAGAGTAGCTAAACAAATGAACATAGGGTAAGGAGAACAGTACGATGGTAAAGAAGATTGTGATTGAGTTTGAGGCAGGGAATGATAGTAAGGTTACCGACAGAGTTTTTGAAAGTGCAATTAAGTATATAAGAAAAAGTGGCGGCAGGGTAGTAGGAATGAGAACAGAGGATACTAAGCCGGAAGAGAATGTGAGGAGAAGAAATGATTTTCGTATTCCGGATTTGAGTAAGGAAAGAGAACGGATGGATTTAAAGCTTGTGATAGGGAATTATAAAAGAGAAAAGGGCATTGGATGTGATGTTGAGGAATTTAGTAAGAGTATTGCATGTGCTTTTAGAAATTAAAGATTGTAAAGCGTATAAGTAGCCTGAAAGGAGAAATTTAAAATGCAAAATAATTATAATGAGATAGCGGTTGCAAATGTCAATTTGAGAACTTTAGACATAGAGGAACTTATTGATTTTGCTATTGCAAAGAAGAAGATAGCAGACCTTGCAGGAGCGGAGCTGGATGTAATTAAGAAAGAGATGCAGGAGAGGGCAATAAGTTTTCAGGATGATAGACATATTAAGTTTACAGAGTGGCACGGCTCCGACAAGTCAATTGCAAGCATAACTACTGCAAGCACTATGGAGATTAAAAACTTTACTAAGCTTAAAGGTTTGCTTGGTAAGGAGTTTGTAGGAGAAAAGGTTAAGGAAAAAAGACCGGTTAAATACGTTGTTGAAGATAACTTTAAAAGGGCTTTAATTGCTCTTAAAACGGGGGACTATGAAAGTAAAACAAGTATTGATGATGTTATTGACTCTGCCGGATGGTGTGAAGGAAATCCTGATAAAAAGGCATTACTTAAAAAGAGCTTAAAGGGTGAGTACAAGAAGGATAAGAAGTCTGTACTTGCATCACTTAATCTAAGTGATAAAGAGTGTGATATTGATACGGAGCTTTTCCTTATCTATCAGATAAAGAACTTTGAACTTATAAAGGCATTCTTTGATGTTACAAAGCTTGAAGAGATAAGGGAGAGACTTGAAGGAGTTGTTGAGGTTTCAGAGTCTATAAGAATCGGATTAAAGGCGGTGTAAGGTGGAAGAGAGAAATGTAACAAGACTTCAGCTGTCAAAGATTTATGCTTTGGCAAAGAAGCATGATATGGATAATGAACTGCTGCACTCTTATGTAGAGGCGTTGATAGGCAAGGACAGCTTAAAGAAATTAAACTATGAAGAAGCCGGCAGAGTGATTGACAGTCTTATGGGAAAGGATGTAGTATCCAGGTTTCCAAGGCAGGAAGTACTGACTGACAGACAAAAAAGACTGATTATATCTTTGGCTATACAGCTTGGATGGGTGAGGGAAGATAACAAGGATTTGGCGGACTTTGACAGGCTGAACGGATTTGTAAGAAAGCAGTATGACACACTTTATATGAGAGCATTATCAAGAAGCAATGCTTCAAAGTGTATAGAGGCTTTAAAAGATATGTTGGATAGAAATAAGGAGGAGTAAAGAATGGATAACGCTTATAGTGCAGGGCAGAGGCTTTTATGTGGAGGATATAGTCAATATACACCTTCAGGAAAGTCAAACTTTATAAGAATGGGGTGTTTCGGCAAGGAGCCTAAAATCGGTGCAATAGTGTACTTTTACGGTAAGTCAATGGGTAGAGTAAATCATGTAGGCATTGTAACTGATGTGTACAAGGTGGGGGATACCTATGAAATATGTACTGTAGAGGGAAATACAACAGCAGGAGCAGGATTTAGCAGGAATGGTGGATGTGTAGCCACAAAGTCCTACAGTTTTAATCTTAATGAAGTTGGAGGAGATGGAAGAATTAACGGTTTCGGTTATCCGCTTTTCGGGGTTGAGACTTGTACACCTGAGGAGCTTATAGCCATTGCAAGGGGTGAGCTTGGATATGTAGAAAAGGAAAGTCCGAAAGATCTGAACTCTAAGACAGGCAATGCCGGAAGCAAGAACTTTACAAAATACGGTGAGTGGTATGGGAATAACGGTGCTTACTGGTGTCAGCAGTTTGTAAGCTGGTGTGCATGGCAGACTTGCAAAATACATAAAGTGAGTGTGGGAACTGGTTGGATCAAGACCGGGGATAACTGGAAGTATGTAATAGACGGAAATTTTGTAAAGAATCAGTGGCTTAAGGTAAGCGACAGATGGTATGCTTTTGACGGTGAGGGGATTATGATTAAAGGTTGGTTTTTGTCAGAAGGAGAATGGTATTATCTTAATCCTGATGATGGAGGGATGTTGTCGAGGCAGTGGATTGAGATAGACGGAAAGAGTTATTACTTGAGCGATAGTGGTGTGATGGCATCCAATGCATATGTTTTGGATGATTCAGGAAGGAGCTATTGGGTGGATGCAAGCGGTGTTTGTCAAACGAATAATGAAGTAGTGAAGTAAAGAAAAGGAGGAGGGCTTTAGATGGAGCTTGATATTAGACCGGAAGATTTATCTGAAAATCATAGGGAGTATGCAAGAGTAATAGGGATAGAAGCTTTCCTAAAGCTTTGTAAAGAATTTGGTGGGACACCTATATACTTGCCAAAGATTGAAGAAATTAGAAGACCTGCACTTTACAGATTGATAAAGCAGGAGTATCTTGAAAAGGATATCAGCATGGGAGCTATTGCAAGAAAGTATGGAGTAAGCGAATCAACAGTATATAGACTTGTAAGAGATGAAGCAGGAAGAAAGAGTGTTCCGGGACAATTAAATATGTTTGAGTAAACAGGGCGGTATCTTATGAAAATATAGGATACCGTCTTTTTTAAATAGGCATAAAAAAACGGCATAACTAAGTATATAGGAAACAGGAACAAGGATATATTAGAATAAAATAAATAAATTTTGGAGGTAACAAATGAAGGAAATAGTTTTAAATGTTTTTACAAGTGTGATGATGGTTTTGGTGGTGTCGGCTCTATATACAGGGATTACATATTTAAAAAAGTATGTAGATGAAACTGTATCAAGGCTTAAGAATGATGAGAGGCTTAAGAATAATGCATTTGCACAGAGTTCATTCTATTTTATTGAGAACTTCATTGCCGGGCTTACTAAGACTGCTGTGGCTGCTATGGAGCAAACAAAGGCAAAAGACTTAAGAGAAAGAGTTGCACAGGGGTTGGCTTCAAAGGAAGATCTTAAGGCACTTGCATTTGAGGTAAGAGATGGAGTAAAGGCACAGATAACACCTTTGATGAAGGATGAACTTGATAAGTATATCTTAAATCTTGATTCATATATTGATGAGAGGATTGAAGCAAGTGTACTTGAGCTGAAAAGAGACAGTGTAAAATAAAGCTTGGAGTGCATGATGGATATAACTTTTATATTAAAAAGTATAACCGATCTGGGGCTTCAGGTGGCTCTTATCGCTGTTTTTATCTGGTACTTCTTTAAAAGAGATAAGGACAGGGAAGAGAGCCTGACTCTTGAGAAGGTAAAGTTGCATGAAGAAATCAAGTCAAAACAGGATGAAGTGAGAAAAGAACTTGAGAATGCAAAGCTTGTAGCAAGTGAAAAAGAAGCTTTACTTATGAGTGAGAATGCAAAGCGTGAGGAGCTTATCAGAAAAGAATCTGAAAGAAGAGAGACAATGATAAGGGCAGAGAGTATGCACAGGGAAGAAACTCTTATGAGGCAGATGGATAAGATGAATGATTCGCTTAAAGAGATAAGTACATCCATGGTGGGAATAAATAATGCAATGGAAAAACTTGGAAAGAGTGTTGAATCTGTGGATGTGAGATTAAAGGAAGTTGAAGGGAAGTTAAACTGAAAGTTAACTTAGGTTAAATCAGGAAGTGAGGGACAGTGAGAAGTCTTGATATTTTAAAAAAGAAAGAACTTAGAGGGGCAATCATTGAAAGGCTTTACGGCTTTTATGGTGAAGATATCTCTATTTCAGTATTAAAGGCATCACTGCCGCTGTCAGGGGTGCTTACTGATACGGAACTTAAAAGTGCATTATACTACCTTGGAGGTACAGGTAAGGAGTATATAAAGGTAGTTATTAATAAATCAAGTTATATAGATTCTCTTATATGGCTTACTCCTAAGGGTGTAAACCTTGCAGAGGGAGATATGGAAGATGTGGGAGTAAATAGAAATGAGTAGACTTATTGATACAGCTACAAAGGAAGTGGCAAGAGTGACGGTACTTGAAACGCTTGAAGAGGCGGGGATTACCGGGTGCAGTACACAGGTACTTGCACAGATACTTAATAAAAGTAAGATTGATGTCTGTATAGAAAATATTCTTCTTTACCTTGAAAGTAAGAAACTTATCAGATGTAAAAGTTATGAGAATATAAGGCAGGGAATTAAAAGAACTGTTTACTTTATTACAGATAAGGGAATTGATTTCCTTGACGGCAATGTAGCGGAAACAGGGCTGGCTGATGGCTGATAACAGGACACATGGAAAGATTGACAACTTGCCTGTAGAGGTAAAAACAGATGTGGAAGAGAGCTTGCTTAGTGGAAAGACCTACAAGGAGATTTCAGATGATTTAAATGAGGCAGGTTATGATGTGCATGAGTCAAGTGTCGGAAGGTATGGAAGAAAGTATCTTAAACGCTTTGAATCTGTAAGGGTGGCAAAGCAGTTTGCAAAGCTTTTGGCTGAAGATGAGGTTGACAGACCGCCAACGGAATTACATGAAGCAAACAACATGATAATGTCTCAAATCCTTATGGAAGCTATGATGGATGGAGAGATGAAAGCAAAGGAGATGGCAAGCGTTGCAAAATCTATAGCGACTCTGCAAAGTGCACAGGTAAACAATGAAAGACTTAAAATCAAAGCAAGAGAGAATGCCGGGGATATTCATACAGCTATGAATGTACTTAAGGAGAAGATATTTAAAGAGATTGCAACATCACATCCGGATGTGGCACAGATTCTTACAGAGCTTGCCAATGAGACGGAAGAAGAAATGAAAAACAGTAGTAAAGGGTAGGACAAGGGTTTGCAGTCTATTGTCACGCCCTTTTTTAATCCGACAAAAATAGGAAGTGACAATGGGAAACTGGAGAAAAAAGGCGGAGGAGATGTTTTTTAATGACGGACTTGAGATAAATGATATTGCTGTTTTGCTTGATAAAAGCAGAAGAAGCATACAGGGATATCTGTCTACATGTACCGCTTATAAACATGAAAAGGAGAAAAGAAGTACCGCTAAAAGAGAAAAAAGAAAAGAGTATAAAAGGCAGTGGGACAGAGATAACAGGAGCAAAAGTGACACAGTTACAGCTGAGAGCATGAGAAGGGAGCATGACATAGCGGCTATGATACTTAGTCATGAAAAGTACTGATATGAGTGATTTTTTAAATTTTGCCAAGGATTATAGAGACAGGGAAGCAGGACTGAAAGGACTTGATAATTCCCCGGAGTCTATAAGGCGAAGAAATATAGAAAAGGGTATTAAGGACTTTAGAACTTTTTGCAATCTTAGAAATCCGGAGTTTTTTAAACCTGAAAGAGAGTATCAGACACAGATATGTGAAACGCTACAAGCTGCTTATGAAAAGAGACTTAAAAGTAAAACCGGAGAGATTGCAGACATTCTTATCATTAATGAACCGCCCGGTTTCGGTAAAAGCTATACTGCAAGCACTTTTATTACATGGGTACTGGGGAGAAATCCTAAAACACAGGTTATAGCAGTTTCTTATAATCAGACACTTTCATTGACCTTTTCAAAAAGTGTTAGAGAAGCCATTCAGGATGAAGAGATAAAAGGAGACCTTGATTACTATGCCGTAAAAAGCTTTTTTCCCAAATTAAGAATTAAATACGGTGATGGAGCTATGGAAAGATGGAGTGTGGAAGGCTCCTACATGAGCTACCTTGCTACAAGCTTTGACGGAAGTATTACAGGTATGAGAGGGCATATAGGTATCATTGATGATCCGCTAAAAAATGCCAAGGAAGCTGTAGATGATAATAAGAAGGATGAAATATGGAACTTTTATAAAAACACTTTTCAGTCAAGAATGCTTGATGGTGCCTTGGTTATTGTAATTCAAACAAGGTGGGCAAGTGACGATCTGGCAGGGAGACTTTTGGCGGAGTTTCCAGGAAGATGTTATGAGCTTAAGCTTACTGCACTTAAAGAAGATGAAAGCAGTATTTGTGAAGATTTGTACTCTACAAAGGATTTACAGATGAAGAGGGCTACACTTGATGAGGATATATGGCTTGCTAACTATATGCAGGAGCCTGTAGATAAGAAAGGAAGTCTTTACGGAGTATTTAAGACATATGATGTTATTGACACTGACAAGGCTGAGAGGGTGATTGCATACACTGATACGGCAGATACAGGTGCGGATTACCTTTGTATGATAGCCGCTGCTGTAATTGAAAGATATGGATATGTACTTGATATCTACTATACGGATGAAGCCATGGAAGTTACTGAAAGAGAGACTGCAAGGCGTTTAGCCTTTTGTGGTGTAAGGGATTGTCTGATAGAGAGTAATAACGGCGGTCGTGGTTTTGCAAGGAATGTAATAAGGTTTTTAAAGGAGCTAAAGGCTTTTAAATGCATGGTTACATGGTTTTCACAAAGCAAGAATAAGAAGACCAGAATACTTGCAAATGCAAGTAATGTAATGGATCAGATTATAATGCCTGAAGGATGGGAGAAGAAATATCCGGAGTTTGCAAGACATGTAAAGAAGTATCAAAGGAAAGGTAAGAATGAACATGATGATGCAGAGGATACACTGACAGGGCTTGTGGAGCTTATAAATGGAGATGTTAAGGGTAAGAAGAAAGCCAGACTTGGAAAGAAATCAACACTTAGAATGTAGGTAATATATGTTTTATTTTGATATGGATGAAGTTATTGATGAGGATTTCATAACGAAAATAGTTAATAAGTTTAATCTTGAAATGGTAGGGCATTATCAGATGCTTGACAGATACTATGAAGTTAAAAATGATGGTATTGCTAAAAGGTTTGTGAAAGGGAAAAAGCCTGATAACAAGCTTTTTCATGGCTTTGCAAGGTATATAACAAATATGGCTACATCCTATTTTGCAGGAAGACCTGTTGAATATCTGATAGATGATGAAGAGTATAAGAAGGAACTGCTACCATACCTTGATGATGCCTACAATTTTGATTATGAAATTTCAAAGGAAGCAAGTAAAAAAGGGATTGCTTATGAACTGCTATATGTAACGGAGAAAAGTGAGCTTAGAAGCAGGCAGTATGGGGCAGAAGAAATAATACCTATTTACAGTGCATCACCGGATGAGTTTTTAAACGGGTTTATAAAACTTTCAGCAATATATAATCTTGACGGATATCTAAAAAAAGAAAGAGCTGCTGTTTATGATAAGACAGATATATATGAGTTTGAAAGAGGTACAGGCAACGGAAGATTTTCACTTGTAGATATAAGAAAACATTATCTTAATGATGTGCCTTTAATTGTCTATTGGAATACACAGGAAATGAACTCCGACTATGAAGGTGTCATAAGTCTTATAGATGCTTATGACAGAGCGGAGAGTAATACCGCAAATGATATGGATTACTTTACAGATGCATACCTTTTGATAAAAGGAGCTGAAGGTGGACTGGTAGACGAAGAGGGAGAAGATATTTTACTTAGTGACAGTGATGAGGCTCTAAAAAATAAAAGGATTATGTATCTGGATGAAAAGGGAGATGCAAAGTTTCTTGAAAAGGATGGTGACAATTCTTCAATTGAAGAGTTTAAGAATCGTATTTTTAAAGATATTTTCTTTGTGTCTCAAGTGCCGGCATTAACTGATGAAAGCTTTGCCGGAGACTTATCAGGTATTGCAATAAAGTATAAACTTATAGGTCTTGAGCAACTTGCTATTATGAAAGAAAACAGGATGAGGCTTGCAAAGGCTAAAAAAATCAGCATGATTACAGACTGGATCAACTGGAAAAAATCAAAAAATTATGATGCATCTACTGTAAAACAGAAGTATACAAGAAACTTTACTGAAAATGTCTCTGAAATCATAGATAATGTTACTAAGCTTACAGGTGTAGTAAGTAAGAGAACACAGCTTGATATGCTACCGAAGGAGATAATAGCAGACACAAATAAGGAACTTGAAACTATAGATGAGGAGCTTAAGGAAAGCGAAGGGCTTTTTATGGAGCCGGTAAGTTAAGTATATGAAAGGTGCAGATTACTGGGAACAAAGAGCCATTAAGGATAAGAAATTTGCAACAAATAAGACAGAGGAGTATATAAATTCAAGACTTACTAAAGTTTATAGTAAGGTTTCAAATGAGCTTGAAGAAGAAATAAGTGAGCTTTATAAGAAGCTGGATAAGAGCAGAGCTTTATTATCACAGAGTAAAGAAAAGCTTTTAACCAGTTCAGAAGCAAGTGAGATAAAAGAGCTTCTTAAGTTACTTGAAAAAGAGAAGGCTAAGCTTTTGGAGGCAGCCGAACTACCTGAAGAGATAGTAAAAAACATAGAAGAGAATATCAAGCTTATTGAGGAAAGTTTAAAGCTTAAATCAACTAATGGTTATATAACTCATTTAGAGCTTATGAATGAAAGGATAAATTCTTTAGCACTTTCGGTAGCAAATGAAAATCAGATAAATATGTATGGCTTCCTATCAAGTCAATACAAGGATAACTATTTTAGAGGTGTATTCAGAGTTCAGCAAGGAATAGGATTTGGGAAGGACTTTATTTCACCAAACCCTAAAGTAGTTCAAGGAATCATAATGAAGAAATTTGCAGGAAGCAGCTTTTCAAAACGTATTTGGAAGGATGCAAATAAGCTTGCGACCACTTTAAAGGACACATTAATCAATGGTCTTATAAGGGGTGAATCTATAGATCAGATGACAAAGAGGCTACTTACAAGGATTGATGCTTCAAAAAGTCATGCAAAGACTCTAATTAGAACAGAATCTGCAAGAGTTTGTGAAGAAGCTACAAAGGATGCTTATAAAGAGTGTGGAATAGAACAGTACATATATCTTGCTACTTTAGACAGAAAAACTTCTTTGATATGTCAGGAACTTGACATGAAGAGTTTTCCTTTAAAAGATGCCAAAATAGGAGAGAACTATCCTCCTATGCATCCGAACTGTAGAAGTACCACAATGGCAGATACTAAGCCTTTAAAAAGAATAGCCAGAGGGGCAGATGGAAAAAACTATGAAGTTGACGGGAATCTAAGTTATAAGGAATGGTATGAGGGACTGTCAAAAGATGAGCAGGGTCGGATGAGCCTTGAGAATAAGAAAGATGCGAATAAGAAGAGGGATAAGGAAGAGCTGAATGAGATTAGAAACATCATAGGAAAGCATGATACACCTTCACTTGCGAAGTATCAGGAAATGAAATATAATAAGACAGAAGAGTTCAGATGGTTAATGGGATATAAAGATGGAGTAAAAGGCAGGAAGAAAGAGGATGGTAAGGTAGAGTATTTTTTAGATCCTCTTACAGGTTTTGAAAATTATAAAGCTAGGGCGGAAGAGTTGAAAACTCTGATAGGACTAAAAACTGCTGATGGAATAGAAATAAAAGAGTTCTCTACACACTTGGTAGAACGTTACATAGGGCATATGTCTTATGATGAGATTAAATTTAGGACAGCTGAACAAAGAAAAGGAATAAGGTTTGGCGTTACATTTGATAAAATAAAAGAGGCTATAACATCAGGAAAGTTGGATGAAAAAAACATAAAATATGATAAAGAGGGAAATATAATAGGAAGAGTGTATATTACCAAAGGATGTAGAGTTTCATTTAATCCAACTAAACAAAGGATTATACAAGTAGCTCCTTATGATACAGGGAAGGAATAGCAATGAAGAAGTTTGTTATAAGTGAACAGGATTTAGATGATTTAAGGGTGTATATAAAAGACATAGATAAGAAGGTGGAGAATTTAGATGCGAGTAATGTTGATTCAGTAAATAATTTATTATATGAAGTTGATAACATATATTTTTATCATGGTATGAATGAAGATGATGAACCGAATGATATCGGAAGAAAGTATGAAGAGATTAGAGATAGAATATATGCAGACAACTGTTTGAATTAAATAATAAAATATCGCATTATTTTGCCCGTAAATGCAATTAGATGCTCTAGGGTATAAATGTTCAAGTAAAAATAGTTAAACAAATTTAAACGGTAGTTAAACGTGTTTTAAACGGGGTCTGGTGTGAGAGGCTATACTAAAAATGAGATTAGAAAAGATTGCAGCTTATGCAGTCTTTTTTATTTTATAAAAATTTGACTTTGAAAAATTTTCAGAGTCTTTTTTAATTGGAGAAAGGAGCTTTATGGAGGAAGCAAAAAAGGATGAAAAAGACCTTAAGAAAAAGGTTGAGGAAGGCAATGAAGGAGAAGCAGGAGAGACAGTGGTAGACACTGAAAGTAATACTCCGGAGGGTGGTAGTGCAGAGCCTTCAGATACTAAAAAAGAGGGTGAGGAGCCTGAAGATGATAAAGAAGGTGCGGCATCTATAGATGAAAAGGAACCTATAGAAGGGAATGCTTCAGGTGAATCTAAAGAAGCTTTAGAAGTAAGTAAAGAGGGTGAGCCACAGGAAAAGAAAGAAGATGAAAAGGCTCCGGAAGGTAAAACTGATGATAAAGCACTTGTAAAGAACCTTGAAGATAAGGAAAAAGAACTTGCAAAAAGAGAGGAAGAGTTATCTAAAAGAGAGATTGAAGCAGGTGCTAAAAGCCTTTTAAGAGATAAAGGAATGTCAGAAGAAGTTTTACCTTTAGTGCTTAGAGGCAACTTAGAAGATACAAAAGCAAGTATTGAATTACTTGAAAAGGTGTTAGGAGATCAGGTAGAGAAAAAACTTTCAGAAGTGGCAAAGGGTAAAAGCCCGGAGGGAAGTAAAGGTAATATAAACAAAGATACAGGAGCTATGGCTGATATAGTCAGAGCAGCATTAAGAGGTTAAGGAGATAAAAAATGGCGTTAAATGTTAGTGCAGCAAGAAGTGTATTTCAAAATGAACTTGATAAGCTTATGGTTGAGGAACTTACAAGCGGCTTTATGGAGGCAAATGCAGGTGATGTTATCTATACCGGTGGAAATGAAATAAAGATTCCGTCAATTGTTATGGATGGACTTAAAGACTACTCAAGGACAGACGGATATCCGACAGGTGGAGTTACACTCTCATATCAGACTGTAAAGATGACAATGGATAGAGGTGAAGGCTTTATGCTTGATGCAATGGATGTCGAGGAGACTAATTTCCTTGCTTCAGCTTCAACAGTACTTGGAGAATTTCAAAGAACTAAAGTAGTGCCTGAGGTGGATGCATACAGATATTCTAAAATTCATGGAATTGTAAAGGATAAGGCTGCATCCAATGTAAGAGCGGAGACAACAGCTCTTACAGAAAAAACTATCTATAAGGCTATAGCAAATGATATAGCACTTGTCAGAGATGAAATCGGTGAGAGCAATGAGCTTGTGGTCATTATAAACGGTATAGCAAGAGGACTTTTAAATAACAATGAGACATTTACAAAGATACTGACACAGGCGGACTTTGTAAAGGGAGAGCTTACAACAAAGGTCAGAACCATTGATGATTGCCCGATTATTCCGGTTCCGTCATCAAGACTTTTTACAGAGTATGATTTCTTTAAGGGTTCAGAGAGTTCAGGACAAAAAGACGGATTCAAGAAAAAGTCAACAGCAAAGCAGATTAACTATATTGTTATGCCGAGAAAGGCGGCTATTGCAGTATGTAAGCAAGATGCACCAAAGATAATCACTCCGGAGCTTAATCAGAAGGCGGATGCATGGTTTATCGGATACAGAAAGTATCATGATCTTTGGATTAAGGAGTCAAATATAGGTGCTATCAGAATCAGCACAGAGGCATAGTATATGCTTGAGCAGATAAAGATACTGCTTGGAATTACCGATAATGAAAGCGATGCACTACTTGGTATCATGATTGATGATGCCAGGAGTGCAATTATAAGTTATCTAAACAGGAAAGACTTTCCGGAGGGGCTTAACTTTGCAATCAGGGAAATGGTAGTAAAAGCATATAAAGAAAGTGTATTAGATGGTGTTGCTTCAATTGAGAGAGGTGATACATCAATAAGTTATACCGCTATAGACAGCAGTTATTTTGATGAAAAGCTTTTAAGGGCTTTCAGTAAGTATAAGAAAATAAGGATGGATTGATGAAAGAGGCAGAAAGATTGTCATATCTTTTTAGGTATAGGGAGCAGGAGTCCAATGCTGAAATAAAAGATAAAGATAATAATGGCGAGAAAAAGACTAAGGAAAAGGAAAGTGACAAGTGAGGCAAGGATACTAAGCAGGCTTTATAAGGACAGACTAAGGCTTTATAGATATAAGCTTTTTAAGACTGATCATGGAGAAAGTAAAAGTGAAAAAGAACTTATATATGATAACGTTCCATGTGGTCTTAGTCTGTCCAAAAAATCCGAACCTGTTAGAACCGATATAGCTTATGAATCAAGTGAAGATTATGTTATATTTGCAGCTCCTAACATAGATATAAGGGATAAGGACTTTATAGAAGTTAGGACAAGTTCAGGAGAAATCATTACAGGCAGAGCCGGAAAGAGTTTTAAGTATCCGTCACATATAGAAGCAAGTTTGAAGATAGAAGAGGTAGTTTGATGAGGGATATGAATGAGCTTGCAGACATACTTGAGAGAGGTCTTGAGGCTTGGCAATCAGAAATATTTGAAAGAGAAGCACTGAAGATAGGCAGGCATGCAGTCGATTCTGTGAAGGCTATAACTCCGGTAGTTACAGGTCACCTTAGAAGAAATTGGTACAATGAAGTTACTAAAGAGGGAAATGATTATATCATTTGGATAAAAAATAATGTAGTCTATGGACCTGCTGTCAACTATGGGCGAAGAACAAAAAGAGGGACAATGACAAGAGGTCAGTATATGCTTGAGAGAGGGATAGCAAACTATAAGCAGTCTACATATAACAGTGATATTGAATCTATAATTGCAGCATTAAGGGAGGCTTTATAGTGGTCAAGTTAAAGGATATTAAAAGGGCTTTAATTACACTTTTAAATGAAGTTAAACCGGGTTTAAATATTTTTGCTGAAGATATAGAGCAGATTGAAAACATAGGTGAAAGTGCGTTTCCGCTACTTTTTATACAGCTTGTACCATTGTCTAAATCCGTAGAGCTTAACGGCAAGAACTGTAACAGGTTGATACTTATAGATATTACTTTTATGGAAAAGAGTAAGAGCAGTAATGAAAGCATGTATGAGATGGCGGAGCTTGTAATGGGTAGAATAGGTATAGGCTTTAAAGTAGAAGATAGATTTTTGAAAGTATTAAATATCGGATCAAGCATTGCAGATGATACACTGCATGTAACTTTCAACCTTGATTTCTTTGATGATATGGATATTAAAGAGCCTGAAACGGATATATATGAAAGTATAAGTTTTTAGATAGGAGGGTAAATGGTGGGATTACCAAGTATAAATATAGAGTTTCATAAAAAAGCGGTTTCTTTTATTGCAAGAAGCGAAAGAGGAACGGTGCTTCTTTTACTTAAGGATGCAACTAAGACAACAATAGTAAATACATATACGACTATTGCAGATGTGGTAAAGGAAGATTGGACGGCAGAGAACTTTAGAATAATTGATTTGTGCCTTATGGGAAAGCCCAACAAGGTTATAGCGGTAAGAGCTGTAGTTAAAGAAATGGGCATTAATGTAGATGAGTGTAAGCAACTCATTGAGAATCTTGATTTTGACTGGTTTGCGGCACCTTGCCTAAGTAAAGATGAAAGTGCTTTATTTGCAAGTTATTTTGACACACAGAAAAAGAAGAAGTACAAAAAGGGTAAGGCTGTATTTGTAGATCAGGCGGCTGACTCTCCGGCGGTAGTGAATTTTGCAACCAACAATATATCAATATTATATAAGGGTGAAGTTGTTACTATCAAACCTGAAGATTATACAGCAAGAATTGCAGGGCTTTTAGCAGGGGTAAGCATAACAGAGTCTTCAACATATAAGGTTTTAGGTGAGGTTGTTGATATAAAGCAGTCAGCAAAGCCTGATGATGACATCAATGCAGGTAAGTTTATAATTATTTTTGACGGTGAAAAATTTAAAATTGCAAGAGGAGTTACATCACTTGTTACATCATCTGAAGAAGTACCGGATGATTTTAAGAAGATAAAGATTGTGGAAGCTTCAGATATGGTCAGAAATGATATAAAGTCAACTTTTGAAAATCAGTATGTTGGAAAGAGAAATAACACTTACGACAACAAGCAGATTTTTGTCGGTGCAGTATATTCATATCTTACAGAACTTGGGGAAAAGGTTATTGATAAGGATGAGGATATAGAGGTTTCAATTGATACAAGCTGGGTAAAAAAGTATCTTGAAAAAGAGAGAAAGAAGGATACTTCACAGATGAGTGAAATTGAAATTAATAAAGCCAATACAGGAAGTCACTTGGCTATAAAAGCAAAGTTTAAGTTTGTAGATGCCATGGAAGATTTAACAATGGGAATTGAAATGTAAGTATAGGAGAAGATATGGATGAGAGAATAACAGGTACTAGAGTACTTTCCGGAACAAATGCCGAAATATTTTATAACGGACTGAAGATTGCCGGATGTACTAAAATTAGTGCGAAAATTACTGTAAACAGAGAAGATGTACAGCTGGGAATGGATGTAGATACAAAGATAACCGGGTTAAAAGGCGAAGGAACTATATCTATAAGTAAAGTTTATTCAGCATTTGAGAGTGTGAGAAAGGAAATCTTAAAGGGAAAAGATCCAAGGGGAACTATTATGATAAGGCTTGAAGATCCTGATGCAATCGGAGGACAGATTGAAAGATATCAGATTGGTAATGTAGCTTTAAGTGAGTTTCCTATAGAGTATGAAAAAGGAGCAGTGGTAAAGGCAGAGTTCCCTTTTAGATTTACACCGTCAGATATGATTTGTTTAGATGAGATAAAGGAATAATAAGGAGTAATTATGGCAGATAAAGAGAAAATTTTAACTTTTAAGTCTTTTGCAGAAAAAGCTGTTAAAAGAATGGAAGAGAGAAAAAAGCGTAAAGTAAAAAGATATTATATTGGTGATCTGGATGAGGAGATAGTGCTTAGAGGACTTAGTTCAGAGGAGCTTAATGATTGTCTTGATTATTCTAAAGATACTGTTTTGGTTGATAAGTATACAATTTACTATGCTTCAAAAACTTTGCAGGAGCTTGCGGAGTATATGGTTAATGAAGGCATTGTAAAAGAACATATTCAGATAATGGATATGTTTTCACCGGCAGACAGGACAAAGCTGGCAAATGAAGTACTTGCTTTATCAGGAATGAAGGATAAGAGTACAGTTTCGGATGTGGATGAATTAAAAAAAAGCTGATTTACTCACATGAAGCATATCTATATGGATACTGCCTTAGTGTTGGGATTTTGCCAAAGGAAGTAGACTGCTTTACAAGAAATGAAAAATTAGTATTAGAGGCACTGGCAAAGCTTAATGAAGAACAACAAAAGAGACTGATAAAAGAAGCGGTAGCTGATGTACTTATAGGAGAAGGCTGATGGATGTTTTTGGTGGAGTAATAAGGCTGCAAGATGATGTCAGCGGTGTGCTTAGAGGGGCTGCACAAAGTGCCAGAAATTTCCAGTCGGATGTTGCATCTGCAAGGCAGGCACTAAATGGCTTAGAGCATACAAGAGTAAGCGAGAGAACAATAACTGTAAATACCGGAAGTGCGGTAAGCAATATTGGGGTTGTCAGTACAAGGCTGCAATCCATAAGAAACAGGGCGGTAGTTGTAACTGCAAGGGCACAAAATGCACTATCAAGTATTAGAAATGTTGGTACAAGATTAAGACAATCCATAAGGGACAGAGCTATAAATCTGATTGTAAGAGCTCCTGTAGCAATCCGAACAACAAGAATGGTCGGAGCTATGTTAAAAGAGCTTATAAAGGATAAAATAGCAAACATTAAAGCAAAGGTAAGCAATGCAGTAAATAAAATAAAAACCGTAGCATCACACCTGAAGAAGATTAAGGATAATAAGGTAGTAAAATTTGTTGCCAAGGGCGTTAAAGCTTTTGGTGGGATAGTAGCTAAGTTAGGGCTTGCGGGTGCTGCCGCAGGATTTGGTGCGGTAACGGTGGCAGGAACTTTAGCTCTCAAGTCTGCTATGGATTTTGAGAAGGGTATGGCTAATGTAGGCACTCTTCTTGATGGTGATGTAAAGGGTAAGCTTTCATCAATGGGAGAAAGCCTTAAGACAATATCAAAGGATACAGGTGTAGACCTTAATAATCTGTCAGGTGGACTTTATGAGGTTGTATCCGCTTTTGGAGAGAGTGCAGACTCTACAAAACAACTTGAGATAGCAGCTAAGGCTGCAAAGGCAGGTAATGCGGAAACTTCAGAAGCTGTTAAGATGTTATCAGCTGTAACTAAGGGATATGGAGATACGTCGGCTGAAGCAGTAGGAAAAGCAGCAGACCTTGCATTTGAAACTGTGAAGCTTGGTCAGACAAGTTTCCCGGAACTTGCAAGCAGTATGGGTGCTGTAATCCCGCTTGCATCTACTTTAAAGGTAAGTCAGGAAGAGCTTTTCGGTGCTATGGCTACACTTACAGGTGTAACAGGAGGGACAGCTGAGGTAACAACACAGCTTAAAGCCACAATGCAAGGATTTATGTCACCTACAGCGGAGATGAGTGCAGCCCTTACAAAGATGGGGTATGCCTCAGGAGCTGCTGCACTTGAAAGCGAAGGACTTGGCTCTATACTTAATAAATTAAAAGACTCTGTAAATGGTGACGAAGTTGCCTTTGCAGGTCTTTTTTCATCTGTAGAGGCTAAGAATGCAGTACTTGCACTTGCAGGTTCGCAGGCTGAAAACTTTGTAACTAAGACAGATGCAATGACTAAGGCATCGGGAGCGGCAGAAGGAGCATTTCAACAGCAGAATAAATCTGTAGCCGCTATGGCAAATAAGATTAAAAACTATGGTGCTGTAATGCTTACATCCGTAGGTGAAAAAGCATTACCTGTAATTACAGACGCTTTATCTAAAGTAATGGACGCAATGCCGGCGTTTGAAAGTTCTATGGGACAGGTATTTGATGCAGTCGGGCCAGTGCTTTTATCAATAGGAAACATATTTTCTGACTCTGCAAATAAAATGGGATTTTCTTTTGAAAATGTTACATCAATAATAGCAGATTCGGTTACGGTTGTCGGAAATGTAATAACTGCGATTGCTCCGGTAATAAGTGGGATTTTACAAGGTGTAGGAAGCATTGTGGAAGCAGTTTTCCCTGCAATAGCATCAGTAATGAGTATGGTCGGTGAAAAGATAGGTGCTGCATTTACAATGCTAGGAAGTCATTCTCAATTGTTCCAAGGAATTATAGAAACTATGGGACCTATAGTAAGCGGTGTTCTAAGTTCAATGGGAACGGTTATAGGCGGAGCACTTGACTTAATAATAGCAGCGGTAGATCTTTGCCTGTCTACATTTGAAAAAGCATTTCCTGCTATAGAAGCTGTAGTAAAAGCTGTTTGGAGTGTAATAGAACCTATTATAAACGGAATAGGTAAAGGCATCAGTGCGGTGGCAGGTGCCGTGAAAAATGTAGCAGGATTTATAGGTGGCGGAAAAGGTAGTGTCGGAGCAAATGCGACAGGAACAAGCTACTGGAGAGGTGGGTATACCACAGTAGGTGAGCATGGTCCTGAACTTATAAATCTGCCGGCAGGTAGTAAGGTTCATTCAAATTCAGATACACAAAAAATCATTGGCGGTAAAGCTGTAAATATTAATATTGGTTCAATGGTTATAAGAGAGGAAGCAGATATTGATAAGGTTACAACTGAACTGGTTAAAAAGATGAAACAGGTGGATAGATGAAAAAGACAAGGAGTATCCTAATAAAAGAGGTTGCTACAGGAAGCAGTATTGAACTTGGCATTAATCCTGAAAGCATTACTGTAAGTGAAAGTAGAGACAATATTAAAGAGAATATAGATGCCCTTGGGGATGTATACTTTCCGGGGAAGAGAGGACTAAAGTCTGTCAGTATATCCACATTTTTACCGGGAAGTAAGTCTAAATTCAGAAAGCGTGGCTCTTTACAGACCGAACTTGAACTGATAAACAGGTGGATTAGTGAAGATGTGATTTTAAGAGTTGTAATATCAAAACCTACAATAAACTTCAAGGCTATTTTAGATAGTAAAAGCATTACACTTAAAGAGGGAGACCTTGATGTATATATTGATTTAAAGTTTACAGAAGTTAAAGATATAGATATACCTACCGTGGAAAGTGTAAGTATTTTTAAAAAAGCTGAAGACACTGCCGGAAACACAGATGTAGCTTTATCTGACAGAGGGGCTGAAAATGCCCCTAAATCAGGTAATGTTGAGATAGTAAACTCTAAGACCACACTATGGGGACTTGCAAAAAAATACTATGGAAACGGTGAAGAATGGAAAAAAATAGCAGAGGTCAACGGTATATCAGATCCGAAAAAGCTTAGAGAGGGGATGCAGATACTTATACCATGAGAATTGTTGTAAATGATAAAGATATAACTAATATCTGTGTAAATGCCACATGGAGTGGAGACATTGATGAGCGGTCAAGAAGTTTAAACTTTACATACTTATATAATCCGAAAATATCGATGCCTTTAGTTAAGGTTGAGATAGGTAACAGCATAAATCTTTTTGATGATAAAAACAGATTGTTATATGTGGGAGTTGTTACAGAGGTGGCATCTTCTTTAAGCGGTAGTGATGTATCGGTAACTTCAAGAGATGTGCTTTGGTACTTAGGAAAGAATAAGGTAGCCGGTGTATATACAGGAAGTGCTGAGGCGATAACAAGGAAAATACTTGATGAGTTTGGCATTTCAATAGGGAACCTTGAAAGTGTAGCTGTAGATAAAACAGTTATAAGCACAGGAGATAAAACTATATATAAGGCAATATCAGAAGCATATGGAGAAGACTACTATATAGTTGCTGTAGGTGAAAAAGTGGAAGTCAGAAAAAAAGGCGGTGAAGTAGTCGCTGTACTATCCGGTAAAGCTAATCTTATAGATGCAAGCTACAAAAAGAGCATGGAAGATATGATAAACCGTGTTATTGTGCTTAATGATGATAATGGAAAAGTGTTTGAAATATCAGCCGAAGAAAACCTGAAGTATGGAATTTTACAGGAAGTGATAAAAGCGGAAAAGGATAAGGATGTTTCTGTGAGTGCAAAAGAGAAACTTGTTGGAATAAAGGATGATTCTACTATTACGGCAACAGGCAACTTTGATGTTATTTCAGGCAAAGCTGTCATTATTCAGGATACTTCAAACGGTTTTACAGGCAAGTTCCTTGTAACAAGTGATAGTCATAGTTTTAGTGGTGGAGAGCATACAATGAACTTAACAGTGGAGGTACTAAATGAGTAATCCTTATACTGAACTTAGTAAGATAATGGAGCAAAGAGGAGCAGCCCTAAACGGTTACAACTTGGAAGTAGCAAAAGTTATAAGCATAAATCCACTTACTATAAGAGTAGGCGAGGTTGATATAAGTGTAAACTTAAATATTAATCCGGCAATGATATTGAACTTAAATACAGACAGTATTGTAACAGAAGAAGCAGGTCTAAAAGAGGTGTTAAAAAGTCTTTTAAATGCCGTTCAGATAAAACAAGGAGACTTGGTTGCAGTGCAAAGGGTAGGAGATAATTTCTACATATTAAACAAGGTGGTAGGAGTATGAATCTTTTCCCGGAGCTTACAGTTGCCAATTTATCGGATGAAAAAAGACTTCCAATGTACAGGGAGTGGGCATTTGATTTTGAAAAAGAAGAACTGAAAACAAAGCATGGCAAATATTATTTAGTGGAAGGTAACGAGGCTTTAAAGATATGGATATATAAGGCTTTAAAGACTGAAAGATATATATTTGTTGCATATACTAAAAATTATGGCAGTGAAGTATCTACTTTAATAGGTATAGTAGAAGATGAGGATATTCTTTTTAGTGAGATATCAAGGTATATAGAAGAATCACTTTTAGTAAACCCATATATTGTAAGCGTGGGAGATTTCAGCTTTTCACATCCAAAAGGTGGGGAAATAAATGTTAAATTTAGCGTAAGCACAGTATATGGAGACATGGAAGAAGAGATGAGGGTACCAAATGGATAACAGCTATAGTGCAATCTTATATAGGTTAAAAGAAAAGATACAAAATCCGGCTTCAAAGATTGAAGGGAGCTTCACATATGATAATCTGTCATCAGTAGCAAATGAATTAGCAAAATTTTATAGTTATGAAGTCGGAACTTTGCTTGATAGGATTCATGTCGATACTGCAACAGGAGAAGACCTTGATAGGCTGGGGAAATTTGAACATAATATTCAAAGAATAGAAGCTACATACGAGGAAGCAACGTTTAAAGTGTATGGAGATGTTGGAAGAGCTGTAACTGATGGAATAGGAATAAAGTCTGAAGATACTGAAGTTCTTTTTTATATAAAAGGTGATTATATAATCGGTACTTCAGGAGTTGTAACAGTTACAGCTATTGCGGCAGGAAAGGGCAGTGGATATAGATTATATCCGGGTGCAAAACTGAAATTCTTAGAAAAGTATACCGGTCTTACAAAAGTAGAGATAGACACAATATCATCAGGTGGATATGACAGGGAAAGTGATGAAAATTATAGAAAGAGGATACATGAGGCTGAAGCAAATGTAGTTGGATATGGGAATATAGCATGGTATAAGATGACAGCTAAGAGTATAGCGGGAGTTGATAAAGTGAAGGTAATAGACCTTGCCAGAGGATCGGGTACAGTGGATGTACTTATTGTGGCAAAAGGAAATGAGGCGGCAAATGAAGCACTTATAAAGAAAGTCAAAGACGTTATAGAAAGTCAAAGATTAGCCGGAGCAAATGTACTTGTAAAAGCTGCAAATACATATCCTATAGATATCAATGCAACAATAAGGATAAAAGCAGGAGCTAATATAGAAGATATTAAAAAGGCTTTTAACAGGGCTTTAAACACATATTTTTCAGAGCTTGATTTTGATACATCTTTAAAGCAAAGAGTATCCTATGCAAAAATATTAGGGTTACTTCTTAACATAGCAAATGTGACAGATGTCGATAACATGATAATGAATAAAAGGACGGAATCTATTGATATAGAGCCCGGAAGCTTTCCGATAATTTCAGGAATAAACATAGGTGTAGCGGTATGATAAGAGATAACTTACCAAACTTTGTTTATGATATAAAGCAGATGAAAGAACTTATAGATGCTGAAGAAAGTGAACTGGAATATCTTTATAAATTCTTTGAAGAGTTTAACAATGAGTTTAATATTTTCAGCTGCATGGATACTATTAAACGATTCGAAAAAGATTATGCCATAGAGCCAAATGAAGAGCTGTCTATAGCACAGAGAAGATTAAGAATACTTATAAAGAAATATCAAAAACTTCTTCCTACACTTGTAAACCTTGAAGATGCAATAAAAAGACTTGTGGGTGCAGATGTTGTTAAAATAAAAGAAGTAGGTTGTAGGTTTGACATTTATATTGGAAGTGCGGCACTTCTTGAAAATATGGATATCGCAAAGAAATTTTTTAAAGATGTGAGACCTGCACACTTTGATTATAAATTTATAAATTCAGTACCTAGAGATTATGTAGTTACAACATATATTGGAGTTAATGAATTTATGCATAAGAAGATGAAGTTTGAGGTGATAGAATGAAATTTTACTTAACAGAGTCTGGAAGCAGGAAACTATCTGAAGTAGTTGCAGGAAGCGTAATGACAATTACAAAAGCTGTTGCTTCAGATATAGTAAGCAATGAGCCTAAAAAGCTTGCAGAGATACCCGGGAAAAAACAAAGTATTCAGATAAATAGTGTAAACATTGAGGGTGGTGTAGCATTAGTAAAACTGACTCTTACTAATTTGGATGTTACAGAAGAGTATCAGTTAAAACAGATAGGAATTTATGCAAGTTTCGGTACTGAAGAAATACTTTTTATAGTGGGACAAGACAAGACAGGTGAAAGGGTACCGGCTATATCGGATAGAGAAATTGAGTACGATTATCAAATAAGCTTTGCTTTTGATACGGCATCTGAAATAAAAATTTCAGTATCAGCAAATGACTTTATAAAAAAGGTGGATGCACTAAATTTGTTAAATTCAAAAGTTGATAAAGCAGACTTTGAAAGCAGAATCAGTGAAATAAAAAGACATATTGTTATAAACTTACAGGAAGATAAGTGGACCGGAAGTGGACCTTGGACTCAACGCATTAATATTGATTGGGTGAAATCAGCAGACAGACCTGAAGTGAGCCATTATCTATTAGATGGTGTTACAGATGCATCAACTATTAAAGGTGCATGGAAAGCATATAGCTGTATAGATAGAGTAGATACTTATGATGGATATGCAATTGTAAGCTGTTTTAGAAAAAAGCCAATACAAGGAATTTTTATTATAGTGAGAGGAGGCTGATATGGCACAAGCAATTTTAAAAAGTGGTGGAGCCGGCGGAGTTACATCATCTGATGTAACAGCATCTAAACAGCAGGTGTTAAAAGGTTATAAAACCGTCACCAGTGATAGTGATGATGAGATAGTCGAAGGTATGTTTCCAGTAACATCGGATGCTGATGCAAAGCAGGAGTTTTGGTATTACAACGACCACAACAAAGATAGCTACGTTACCAGAATACCTGAAGGAGCGTATATAAGATATTACAATTCTGATGGTTCTCAGGGGTGGGATCCATGGATACGAATACCAAGGGCTTTGGTGAAAAATGGCATTAATTATCGTCCGGAGTTGACTATAGATACAGTAACTACATGTGGAGAAAGAGGTCAGATACCTGATCGAGGAGACGGAGCAGTAGTAAGCTACCACCAGGGCAGAGAAGATTGGGCAAGCAGAATATGGGTGCTATTTAAGAATGGGTGGTACCATAGGACCCCATATGATGATGGTCAAGGACATATACATGAAGCTTTCGTATATGTAACCTATGAACAGCTTAGAAATTTATTTGGTATAGATGGTGATAAAATGTTACAAGGATATGGTGTAGCCAGTGTTCAAGGTACCATAGTCCCTAGACCAAATTATAGTATGACTACTGAAATTGTAGACATTCATTGGGAAGCACCAAAAAAGTTTGGGTTTAGATTTCCACCAGGTTACTATCCTCAAGTAGGTCAGTATCAGCCAATTGTAGAAGTAAATTATGTTGATTTAGCATTAAGAATCGGTGTTAGAGCCGATAAGATGCTAAATGACACAAATATTCTTGGGATTCAAGGACAGATTAAAATAATCAATACTCAAGATGGTAATTATAGAATAAATAAGTCTGCGGCTTTTGGCATTGATGGTTGGTCAGATGTACATAATCCGGTGTTTTGGATAGATTTTCCCCATGGTAATGGTTTTTATTGTCGTAACGATAATCATCCACATGTATGTATAGACGCTGTTAATTTAGGTACAGCAGGTGCAGATTCGGTACTAAGTGGACAAACTGCAACTTCAGTGCAAGGCGTTAAGTTCCAAGGTGCTATCCCAAGATGGATATGTACGACAGGTGATGTTATAAGTGCTGTGAATAATGAGGGGTTCGCTTGGGACGATAGCTACGCCGGGAGAGGTCGAGGAATAGTTATGAAAATTCCCAATAAACATTTTATACAAGATGCAAATTATGTGTTTTTACCTAGTCCAAATCTTCAGCATTGGAATATTAGAAAAGATGTAAATATCAATGGCACTATTGGAACCATGGAGGACTACGGAGCTGGCGGAGTCCCTTTTAATGGTGCCACCTTTGATAATAGACTTATTTCAGGGGTGGCGAATAAAGGATTTATTCTAAATAATATCGGAAGGTATTTAAATTTAAAAAGTGGAATGGGTGGATATGTAGGAATACAAGATGGTGGACTGAAACTTTATAATGGATATGGTGGTAATACACGTCTCAAATCAGCACCTGATGTGGGCTTCGTATTTTCGAGATCCATAAATTTAACACCCTTCAGATATATAAAAGTTGGGTTCAAATTTATAGAATTTAGAGGAGATGGCACAGCTGCACAGCCTGCAAGAATCGAACTTGAAGTTGGTGCTACACCAATTAGTAGTGCTGGTGGAGAAACATACCATGTTGAGAGTGACACTGTAGTGAAAGATATAGGACAAAGGTCAAAATTTACTAATTATGTAGTGACATCAACTAGAGTGAATGTAGGTAATATAAGCGACCAGTCACAGCAGTATTTGACATTAGATGTTTCAGCAAGTCAAGGACATCACTTTATATACATTATGCTTGGAAATATTGTGCATGAGTACTCAGGAGGCAGTGTTTATGCAGTTGTAGTAGTTAATAACATAGAATTTATAAATTAGGAGGATTAAATGGGCAAATTGATTTTGAAGGACAAAACTGAAATTGAGTTGTCAACGCACTATGGAGACACATTTGTCACTGTGATAGATAACTTTGCGAAGCTTGATGAGCTTAAGGATAGGCTCACAGACACAAACACTGTAATAATGACATTACAGGATGATACAGGGGAGCAGTCTATAACAGGTCTCAAATTGCAGGGAATAACAATCAATTTTATTAAAGATGCAGTGGGGGCAATCGCTCAAATGCAGGCTTTATTGATGTTTAGGGCAATGGACAAGGTAGAACAGGTGGAGGCTACCTTAACAGGTCGTATAGACGCACTGTCTAACATGGTAGCAGAGCTTATGGGAAGTGAGGAAGGAGAAGGCAATGAGCAGTAAAAGAAAGATGAAAGTTTATGTAAGATTTTTTGCGTCAAGGATTAAGTATGGACTGATGACACTTGATGAAGTGCCGGAGAGCTACAGAGCAGCAGTTGAAAATTTTATGAAAACAGATGAATACTATTTAATGTAGTTTTAAAAGAGCGTTTAACTGGATTTAAAAGTCCATTAAACGCTCTTTTTATTTGAGTATAGAATGAGATACTTTTAAAATAAATATGTTGATTGGAACATGTGTAAAGAAGAAATATACATAAACATGAATATCTCATTTTTAGTTTCCGAATTTCTCATTTTTGTTTGCGGCATACATCCGGAGAGGAAACAGAGTATGAGTATGGAAAACATAGCCTGAATATAACAAATAATCTTGGAACACATAAAATAAAGTATGATATTTTGGGAAGAATAATACTTGAAACAGATGTGTACGGTTTTACAAGAGAATATGAATACAATGAACTTGGAAAAATAAAAAAGATAAAGTCAGGGGAATTTGAAACTCTTTATGATTATTATAAAGGTGGTCTTCTACAAAGAAAAACATACCCTGATAAAAGATATGAAATATTCACATATGATAAAAATTTGAATGTAGTAAGAAGGGAGAATGAAAAGGGAGATTATGTTTTATTTACCTATGACAAGCTGAACAGACTTATAGAGGTAAAGAATAACTTTTCACAAAAACAAAGCTTTGAATATGATGCCATGGGAAATGTGATAAAAGAAACAGATGCCGTGGGACATGTAACAAAATACAATTATTCTCTTGGAGGAAAACTGATATCAGTAATAGACGCCTTGGGAAACAGAACGGAATACAGTTATGATAAGGTGGGCAGGCTAATTACCGTATATAGACATGAAGGTGATAAAGAACTTATATCAGGTGTTGAATCATTAAATACTTCTCTAAAAGAGCATATAGATGCAGAAAACATTCCAAGGGTTACAAGATACAAAAGAGATCTTATGGGAAATATAGTGTCTGTTATAAATGCGCTTGGATATGAAGAGACATTTTCATATGATCTTTTAGGAAGAGTGACAGAAAAGAAAGACAGAGAAGGTTATAATACCGCCTATTCCTACACAGAAGCCGGAGATATCAAAAGCATTATATATAATGACGGGAAAAGTGTAGAGTATACCTACAACAGCCTAAGACAGTTAAGTCAAGTAAAGGATGTACTCGGTACTATAAATATAGAAGGTGATAAGTTTGGCAGAACCACAAAGGTAGTGGATTATAACGGAGATGAAGTAAGTTATAGATACGGAAAGTATGGTGAGAGATTAAAGACATTATATCCTGACGGAAGCAGTGTATCATATGAATACGATAAATATTTAAGACTTACAGGCCTTACCTCTGGAAATAAAAGAGTGGATTATACTTATGACAAAGAGGGAAGACTTATCAGAAAAGATATGTCTGAGGATGTAAGCAGTATCTATGAATATAATGAAAGAGGACTCTTAAGCGGTCTTTGTCATTTAAAGAATAATGTAAATCTTGAAGAGTATGCCTATGATTATGACCTTTTAGGGAATAAAACAAAGATCGTAAGACACAGGAATGTAAACCCGAATGGAATAAAGGAAAATGATAATAAAGAAAAGATAATACATAAACTATGGGATGATTCATCCACCTTTTATTACAGTTATGATGCCCTAAGCAGACTTATAGAAGTAAAAAGAGCAGACAGACTTGTAAGTAAGTATACCTATGACGCCTATGGAAACAGGGA